GCGCGCTTAATATAAGCAAAACGAATTCGTCTTTCCAGTCCGATTGTCTCGCTTCTAACAACTTACCTTGGTAAGCTTCCTCTCCTCGGGCCATCTTTTCTGCGTGCATTAACTGTGCATCAGACATAGCCATCTTAGTTTTTTGTCTATTTGAATATATTTTAGCTCCTGCTTGCATTGCTATCTTTGCTAAACTAAACCAGGCCATAAATTACTCCTTTTTTAACTCGTTTTGTAAAATTGTCTTTTCAATAGACGTATCAGCACGTAAATTTGCTAGTTTTTCGTTTTGTTCGAGCTTTTCTTCTTGTGTATCTTTGTTCATCATAGCTCTCATACGGTCAAGATTGATTCTTTCTTCACCTTCTTGTTGTTTTCTAGCATTTTCTTGTGCTTGTAGGTCTAATTCTCTTGCTCTAAGCATTGCAATCGGGTCATTTCCAAATCTATAAGTAATTTTATTCTCTTCTTTCATATATTCTTCAGTCATTTCCGATATTAACACTGCTTTTCTGCTCTCAATACGTTGTTGAAGTGCAACTGCCTCTCTTTGCATCTGCGGATTTGTCATAGATTGTTGCATCATCATTGCTAATCTAGGTAATTCTTCTCTAAATTCTAGTTCTATCTGTTCTTGTGCCATTAAACTGATGTGTTCAAGTATATTTTTTTGCACTGCAGCGCCAACCATAGGTGCATTTCTTACCATATTGGTTTGTAAAAAATTTAAATGCGCTGTGATGTGTGCTTGATGATCTTGACCAGGAAAAGCTTGGAATGGTTTTCCTGCTAACGCATCAATATGTTCTAATGCTGGGTCTTTTGGTGTAGGTGGTTGTGGTTTTTTTAAGATTAAATCAATATCTTTCACACCTAACGCTTCATACATATTTCTATAAACTTCGTATTGGTTATGAATAGCTGGATTAGAGGCAGCCAGTTGCATTTCTGTCTGTGCGAGGGAGATCCGTTGTGTCTGAGAAAAGATATTAGGATCTGCAACTGGCAATATATCTACTCTGTCATCGAAGTCTAATTGTTTTACCTGCCTCTGGCCTCCGACAACATCATAGGGGTAGATTGGAGGTAGATATAATTTGAAAACTCTTGATAATAAACTAAATTCTTTTTTCATTGCGGCATACAATCTCTTGTGTATGGCAGACATTGTTCTGCTTCCTCTTTCCAGCATAGCTACTGTCGTACCCACAGCTGCTGATTGATTACCCTCACCTACCTGCAAGTCTGCTATTGAAGCGAATCTTTGACCTGCTTGTACTACGACGCCCATAAGTGCTAATAAAGTTTGCGATGGTTCTTTGAAAGGTAAAGTCATAAAGGCATCTCTTAAATTTCCACCAGGAGCATCTACATCTCTAAACTCTCCAGGTTGAATAGACTGTGACTCATCTCTCATTTTGATACCACGCATTTTAAATCCTGCTGGTAAATTAGATAAAGTTCCCGCATCTAGTAGTGATCTTAGTGCTGATGTTGCAGTTCTAGATAATCCACCGATCATATGGATTAAACCAAAACCATAAAAACCAAGACCAGGTAAAAATTTAAAGTGAACAAAATAACTAATTTTACTTTTCGTAGCGTCGCCGATTTCGTAGTTTCTTCTTATTGATAATACTTCTTTTGATGATTCTTCAATAGTTACAATGTATGGTAACTTAATTCCTGTTGGTGCTCCATCAGCAGTTACATCATTGAAACCATCAATGTCTAAATTAACGTGGCACTCTAACAAAGTATACATCTTCTGATCTTTACCTTTTCTTGTGCCATCAAGTTCTCTTTCTTTTTTCTCTGTTTCAGATTCGTTCATATAAGCAGGATTTAATTCTATGTCTCGATAGAAACCACCCACTTGTTGTTTTCTTAATTCATTTTCAGAAATTTTTATTGTGTGAATAATTGCATCTGCATCTTCTAATGATGTTGCTGTGTAAGGAACAACCAAATCATCTGCAGGTACAAATTTAGAAACAGCTCTACCCATAACAGAATCATAATAAACTTTTTTAAATGCAGATCCTGATAATGGTAAATAAAATAACATCTGATCAAACTCAGCTTCGTATTCTTTCATCTCTGACATAATTGTGTAGTTCATAAAATCTTTTACACGTAACGCTTGCTGTTCTTTTTCTGGTGTTGGTAATCCAATAATTTGTGTTCTAACCGGACCACCTGATGGTAATAATTCTTTGTATGCTAAAGATTGAAATTGTGTAACAGCTTCTGCTAATACTGGGTGTGTTGCACCTGATGCACCTTTGAAGGGCTCTGTTTTACTTTCGTATTTGAATCCTAATAAATCTAAACCTTGTGTGTAAGATCTTTCCCAATCTTTTCTAGAAGATTTATAATCTTCATAGTTTGAAGCTAACTCTTGACCAATGGGATCAAGAACGTCATCAGGTAATAGTTCTGCTAAGTTTGCAAAGTGATCTTGACCTTGTTCTAAATTAACTTGTGATGGATCAAAATTGATATCAACACTACCATCATCATTTTGGTTAACCTCAACAGGTGCTTGTGGTTTCTTTTCTGTTTTTTCGACTTCTACCTGTATCTCATCAGGATTCGGTATGTTAATAGTTTGCTCAACGTTTGGAAGAGCTTTGTCTATTTCTGCCATTTATTTTCTCCAATCGAACCACTGTAACTCTTTTAGGAGGGATATTCAACCCTTGTGGATTAGGTCCTCTTAATGGTGGTGGTCCTTTTGATAGTTTATTTAATTTCTTCATCTATTTCTCTTGCAATTATATCATCAACTTCATCAATATCATCAAATGTCCCATCAGGTCCAGCTACTTCTTTAACCTCTTCATATTCATCTGGATATTGAATTTTTTTACCTGTTTTAGGATCTACGTCTGTAGAACCTTTTTTATATTCCATTGTTGTTCTGTCTTGAATAGTATCATAAACCTCGTCTTCAGACTGAGCCATACCAGGTTTATCTTTTATAATTCTAACATCTCCTGTTGTAATATCTTCTGTTAATTCATATTCGCTACCATCTTTACCTCTGTAAATAGTAACCTCTTGTCTATCCATTGTTGTTCTACCAGGATCTTTTTTTCCAAGAATTTTTATTTTAGCTGCAAGTTCTAAAAATTTATCATAACCGATCTTAGCGCCTTGTTTTATAACAGGTGCAACTGACTCTGTTGTTCTTACAAGTTTACCAATACCATAAGGTAATGCAGCAAGTATGCCCATCAGTTTTATAAATTTTCTTCTACCTGGATCTTTTGGTCCCTCTGCAAAACCCATACGGCCACCATACATTGCACCCTCTCTACCCATATCTTCTATGTCTGCTAACTCTTCTGCAGTTAAAGGATCAGTTACACGAGTTTCTATAAATTTTCTATAAGCCTCTGGATCTTCTTCTTTTAATCTTTGTAGTTCTTGAAACTGATTATAAAATTCTTGTCCTTGTCCAGCTATAGCTAGTGTTGCACCTATTGGTGTAAATGCACGACCAACTTTACCTAAACCTAAAACACCTCTCATTACACCTGGCGCAAGTCTTGATGCAGCTGTTGGTAATAATAAATCTACACCAACCATAGGATCAACAACAGCATCAGCTAAACTTTGTCCCTCTTTAATATTTCTACGAACCGTATCTGCAGCAAACAAAGCTGCAGCTGCAGGTGTGCCAGCAACTTCTGCTGCTGTTCCTAAACCTTTTAATAAACCTAAATTAGCACCGAGTGTTGGGCCTGATTTATTTATAGATTCAACTGCTCGTTCTATATTTTTAGTCTTTGGTGGTATGTAATTACTAACTGATAAATTACCTATTTCTAATTTATTTAAAGTATTTTTTATGTTGGGTAATTCACCTGTTTCTCTATCAATTGCCGGTAATATTTTTGAACCTATTCGTTCTCCCTCTACCTCAACTCTAATACCTACGCTATCTAAATAATCAGAGATGGCTTTTTTGTTAGCTAAAACATCCGGCTCTGTTGAACCCTTAGTTTTTTTAAAGTACGCATCAACTTGTTTAATAAATCCTTGATTAAATTTACCAACACCAACATTTTTATTAACTGGAAATTGAATATTCTTTTTTTCGGTTCTTATTGGTGTAACATCAAACTCATCAAATAATTTACCACTTTTAGCAAGGTCAATATATTCTTTATCGGTTTTATATCTAGGACTAAAATCTAATTTTCCATCAACAAGCTTTGCGTCTAACATTTGTTTTACCTTGGGTTTTTTTAACAACTCCTCTGGATTTTTTTGAAAATATTTATTTACAATTTTCTTTTGAGATTGTTGTTGTCTTAAAATTCTTTTTTCATCCTCTGTAGATTTAAATAATTTTTTTCTTTCCTCTCTTTTAAGGGAAGCGGCTTTAGGATCACCCTTCTTATAAATTAATTCAGGATTGTCTTTTCTAATTCTAGCGGCTGCTTTTTCAAGTCTTCCAATCGCTGCTACTTCAGATAGATTAGGAAAATATTTTTTAGCTAATGCTTTATTAGATAAGCTTGGGTCTGCAGCACTTCTTGGAGACTGTATTCTTTTTTTATAATCTTCTAAAAATCCTTTATCTAAAAGTTTTTTATATGCTACATCTGCTGCATCTTTAGCTCTTTGCCCTAACGCAGCTCTTTGAGTCTGTGATCCTGTTCCTAAACCTAGTTGAGGATAATCTTTTTTTAAATATTGACTAACTGTTTTTCTAGTTGCTCCAGATTTTTTTGCTAATTCAGATATAGAAAAATTATCACCTGGTTTTAAATTATTTAAAAGTTGTTTTAATTTAACTATCTTAGGTGGATCTTGTCTGAGAAGATACGCTTGATTTCCTTTGGGAAATCCAGCACTACCACCGTTAGACATCGGACGACGTCTAAGAGCGTAACTCATCATTTCGTTGTACTCGTGAAGTTTCATTATACCCTCAATAAATAACTTAAACCACCATTTGCTTTTTTAGCTCGCATAGCCATCATCTGCAAATATTGTTCAAATGTCATTTGGTCAGAATAGTTTTCTAAAAAGTCTTGCATCTGGGGACTTAAAACACCACCTTTTGCCATATCTGGAATATCATCAGGAACATCTTTTAATTTATCACCAAGATCTTTTTCATCAGCTTCGTCCATAATTTTTTTCATCTCTTCAGCTGTATAACCTTTTGGTGCATCTTTGTTTATTGGAGCATCATACAAACCTTCTCTTTTCAAAAGATCAGTTA